GGTGATCACGGTGGGCTACGGCGGCCGGCGAGGCTACCGCCGCCGATAGGAGGACGCGGTGAGCCGCAAGTTTGCGCGCGGACGCAGGGCCAAGGGCGAGTGCGAGCGCTCCGGCAAGGAGATGCTCCTGAAGGACATGGTCTACGACGGCCATGTGCCCGGCCTGCGCGTCGCGCCGGAGTGGTGGGAGCCGCGCCACCCGCAGGAATATCTGCCGCCGGTGGACGATCCTGTCGCTTTGCGCGACCCGGCGCCCGAGCGCAACCGCGTACCGTACACGCTGCGCTGGCCGCTGATCGACGGGCAGTTTCAGCCGATCTACACGCCGCAGTTCGGGGCTGAGACGGGCGAGCCTGGGGCGTCATCGTCAAACCCGCCGACGGGCGTCGAGGTCGAGACGGAAACCGGCACCGTCTCGTTCGTCACGGCGTTTGAGCCGAACGCGCTGGAGACGCAGTCCGAGGTTGGCGACGTCAACGTGATCCAGACGCTTCAGGTAACAGGCGTCGAGATTACGGCCGCTGTGGGTGACCAGGAGGGTGCAGCGGCCGACCAACCCGAGCAGGGCAACGAAGTCGGCACCGAAACCGGCACAGCCAATGTCAGCGCCGACGCTGCGGTTACAGGCGAACAGGTGGCTGTCGAGCTTGGTGCGGTCACTGTCACTGTGGTCGAGGCCGGCTACGGCAGCGGCGCCTTCGGCGAAGGAACGTGGAGCAACTGATGCCGATCACCTACACCTACGACGACCTTGTCTCCGAGTTGAAGGACTACCTCGAGGACGAGTTCCCGGACTTCGACGCGCAGGTGCCAAACCTGATCGGCCTGGGCGAGCAGAGGCTGCTGGACGACCTGGACCTGACGCTGTTCGACCGGATCGACACGTCGATCACGACGACGGGCGGACAGGAGACGCTGTCAAAGCCGAGCGACATCATCGCAGTGCGCACCCTGTCGGTGGCCGGCACGCCGCTGGAAGAGCGCTCCTGGGACTGGATCAACGACTACAACGCCACGGCCCCGCAGGGCGCGCCGAAGTTCTTCAGCGAGCAGAGCGATACGGAGGTGCGTCTGGCGCCGGTTCCAGATGCCAGCTACAGCGCGACGTACCGCGGAACGGCTCGGCCCGACGGTCTGTCGAGCAACAAGCAGAATACGTGGCTCGCGACCAACTTCGGTGACACCCTGCTGTATGCCTGCCTGATCGAGGCTGAGCGCTATGTGGGTGCCGACCAAGTTCAGGTCTGGCAGCAAGCCTACATGAATGAGAAACTGCCGGCGGCCATGAACCTGACGCGGCGCATGTCCCGGTCGGATTACAGGCCGCTGGCCGCGCAGCCGCAGCCGGCCCCGGAGCCGCGCAACAGGTCCACGGCGTAACAGGAGAGCGAAGCCATGGCGATCACACAGGCCGTCTGCAACAGCTTCAAGCTGGAGCTACTTCAGGGCATCCACGACCTCGACGGCGGCGATCAGTTGAAGATCGCGCTGTACGAGAGCAGCGCGAACCTTGGAGCCGGCACCACGGCCTACACCACGTCTGGCGAAGCCAGCGGCTCTGGCTACACGGCCGGCGGCGAGAACCTGACGTTCGCCAGCAGCACGCCCAAGCTGGACACCGGCAAAGCGATCCTGGACTTCGACAACGTCACCTGGACGAACGCCACCTTCACGGTCCGCGGCGCGCTGATTTATAATTCGACCAAGAGCAACCGGGCGGTGGCCGTGCTGAACTTCGGCACGGACGTTGGCGTCTCTAACGGCGACTTCACCATCGAGTTCCCGGTGGCCGACGCGTCGAACGCGATCATTCGCCTGAACTAGGAGCCGGCTGATGCCTTCGACCTATACCAACATTCTGCGCCTTGAACTTCAGGCCGACGGCGAGAACGACGGCACCTGGGGTCAAATCCTGAACGACAATGTGATCGCGTTGATCGAGGACGCCGTGGCCGGCACCGCGTCTATCTCGACCACGGGCGGCACGACCACGTTGTCCACGAACGACGGGGCTGACGATCAGGCGCGCAGGAAGGTGCTGGACGTCTCTGGGTCGCTAGGGTCGGACGCCATCATCGAGGTGCCGGCCCAGTCCAAGACGTATGTCGTGCGCAACCGCACCAGCGGCTCCCAAACGGTCGAGGTTCTGGTCGCGGGGCAGAGTGCCGGAAACGGCGTTGTTGTGCCGCAGGGCGAGACGCAGTCACTCTACTGCGATGGCTCGGACGTGGAGCCGGCGGCCCCGGCTATTCCTCGTGGCAACGAGGCAGCGCTATTCGACAGTGACCTCGCCGCCAACGGTGGGTCGATCCCGGAGGAGGGTCGGGAAAACAATTTCACTGCTCGTCAAGATATTACGGCAATAAGCGGCACGGGAGATGGCGCGTATATTCATCTTAACGACAGTAATGGAAACACTATTGGCCGTATTGTTCTGCGTGACACTGATGGTTCAGGTGGTGGCCATCTTGATTTTGATGCAGCAGACGGTTTAACGTTACAAGGAAATAGCGCACAAGGTTCCGGCACTATAAACATTCCAAACCATTACTATGAAAATGGCACCCGCGTAGTAGAAAGCGGCTCCAACAGCGATGGCTACTGGGTGCGGTACTCGGATGGGACGCAAATTGCATTTTTCGATGAGAGCGACGGAAACACAGCTTCAACGTCTAACGTGTCTAGTAGCGGAGTTAGTAGGAGTGCAACAGTAAACAACGATGACTACGAGTGGACGTTCCCGAAATCATTTAACGCAAGTCCAGCAGTTACATCTTCTGTAAGCGATATTCTTGCGGGCTCTAATGTTTTCGAGGTTGGTTCAACTTCTGCAGGAATAGGTATTTTCCAGTTTGACGGAGACAACGTTACTTACGTCGTTTCTGCAACCGCAGTCGGAACCTGGACCTAAACCATGAAACTGCACTTTCTTGCAACAGGTGACGCCCCGGAGCGGTACAGCTTCTCGGGCGACACCATCACCGCAGAGAAGAACGGTGTCAGTGAGCAGTTCGACCTGTCGGGGCTGCAACACGATGACCCGTGGCCCGGTGTCGTCGTGGATGATCTGCCGCTCGCGCCAGGGCACGTCGTCCGCCACGCCGAACGCGATGCGCAGGGCGAGTTGCACGTTACGCTTTGTCAGGCAGTCGGGCCGAACGACTGGATCGAGCAGGACGGCTGGATCGATGCAAGTGGGTACGACCCAAACACTTGCTACGTCCGTCTCGTCGGCATCAAGCGTGTCGGCGTAGACGTGAACGACTACGAGCCGCAGTGGTCCGACCAACACGGCGAGTGGCGAGCGGAGAAGATCAATGGGTAAGTTGAACACCGAGCGCCTGGACGAGGTTAAGCGTGAGCGTGCTGAGAGCGAACGCCGCCAGAAGGTCGAGGCCAAGCGCTCCGAGATCAAGTCCGAGCTTGCCCAGAGCGATCCGCCGGCTGACGCCGCTGGTATGGCGGACCGGCAGCGCAAGGTCGAGATTGCGCTAGGGCTTAAAGACCCGGACGTTTAGCGCATGACGCTGATCCCGCTCCGCATCCAGCCAGGACTGGTCACTGAAGCGACCGACCGCGGCGCACAGAACCGCTACGTCGACGCGGACAAGGTGCGCTTCCGCAAAGGGTGGCCGGAGAAGCTGGGCGGGTGGCGCGAGCAGACGGACGGGGATCGGTTTGAAGGTGTTCCGCGCGCGGTCATCACATGGTCGGCTATTGATGAGCGCCGATACTTCGGTGTTGGCACCAGCGAAAAGCTGTACCTACGGCAGGGCTCTACCAACGCCGACATAACCCCGTACGAAGAAGCCACCAGCGCGTTTGGTGGCGGCGCCAGCACACTGACCGACCCGTTCACGACCTCGTCCGGCTCGGACATCGTCGAGGTGGCCGACACGTCGCATGGCCGGACGGTCAACTCCTGGGTCGAGTTCGCGAACGCCAACAATGTCGGCGGTCTGGACCCGAATGGCGAGTGGCAGGTCGTCAACGTCATCGACAGCGACAACTACGAGATACAGCACAGCAACGCCGCAACTTCCAACGACACGGGCGGCGGTACCGTCGACTTCGCCTATCAGATCGCGGCCGGCCAGGCCGATGCGCAGCCCGGTTTTGGCTACGGCGCGGGCGTTTATGGTGCGAGTACATGGGGTACGGTGCGCAGCGGCTTCGTTACCCTGTCGCCGCGCCTTTGGTCACTGGATACCTGGGGTGAAGACCTGATCGCCAACCCGCGTGGTGGCAAGATTTACCGATGGCAGCCGTCAAGCGGGACATCGACCCGGGCGAGCGAGATCAGCAACGCGCCGGACGAGTGTCTTGTTATCCTGGTGTCCGAGGTGGATCGGCACCTGATCGCCATCGGCTGCACGCCCATCGGCGGGTCGTCACTGGACCCGCTGGTGATCCGGTGGTGCGACCAGAACAACCTGTCGCAGTGGTCGCCGGCAGTGGACAACACAGCCGGCCAGCGGCGCCTGGATGACGGCAGCCGCATGATCGCCGCGATCCGCGGCCGGCGCGAGCATGTCTTGTTCACCGATACCGCGGTCTACACGATGGCGTTTACGGGTCCGCCGGCTATTTTTGCAATTCGCCGGGTCGGCAATCACGGCGGCGTTGTCGGCCAGATGGCTGTGTCCGAATACAACGGCGTCGTGTACTGGATGGGTGGCGAGGACTTCTTTGTCTATGACGGGCGTATCCGTGTCCTTGACTGCCCGGTCCGAAACACGGTGTTCGGCGACATCAACTATGCGCAGCGCCGGAAGTTCTTTGCCGGGCTTAACAGCTTGTTCACCGAGGTTTGGTGGTTCTACTGCTCGGCAAACAGCACTGAGATCGACCGTTACGTGATCTTCAACTTCAACGAGGGCACCTGGACGTTCGGCACGCTGCACCGTACCGCCTGGGTCGACCGGAGCGAGATCGCGCCTGTGCCATACGCCACCACGCGCAACGGCGCGCTTTACTCGCACGAGACCGGGAGCAGCGACGACGGCGCAGACATGACGTGGTTCCTGGAGACGTACGATCTGGAGCTACCTGCGGGCGAAGAAGACCCTGCCGGCGGCCCTGGCGGCCGGCTTTTCCGCGTCCGCCGATTGATCCCGGACTACTTCGAGCGTGACGAAAACATCACGGTCACGCTGAAGGCCCGGAAATACCCAAACCCGAGCGGCACACAGGTCTCGCAGAGCGCAATCATGGCGCCGGATGATGACTACGTCCGACCCAAGTTGCGCGGCCGGCAAATCGGTATCCGGTTGGACGGCAGTAGCCAGAAGCCCTGGCGTTCCGGGCACTGGCGCGTCGATGTCATTCCGCACGGGAGGCGCTGATGGCGACCGCCTATTCGCAGCCACTACCAGAGATCAGCGGCGACACGATCACCGCGCTTGGCGATCAGGTCCAAGAGTTGGCCAACGTGATCGAGGACCGGCTGACGGCCATTGAGCAGCCGATCACCGACAAAGCGTACAGCGTCTCGAACTTCACCGAGAAGCGCACGCTTGATGCCGGGAGCGCCACGGCGACGGATGTCGCCAACTTCCTCGCGACGCTGACCCAGGACCTGATCGACCGCGGCGACCTCAAGGGCACGCGCAGGTTCGACTGATGACCATCATCCGCCCGGCCACGCACGCTGACGTTGGCGGGATGCTGGT